AAGAATTATTAGTATAAATACATCAAGAGGAGACAATCCTATTTTGCACACAGTCATAGCGAGGCCACAATAATGGCAAAAACTTTAAAAGATTTTCAAAGAGATATGAATAAATTAAAAATTTTAACAATATATTCTGGTCCAGCAAGAGCAGCCGAAAAGATAGTGATTAAATTACAGAAAAAAGGTCCAGCTTGGACAGGTCTATATTCAAATTCTTGGCAAATCGAAATAGAAGGCGATAAATCTACAGGTACTCGTAGGGAAGGTAATCCTCAACCTGTTAAAGCACCAATGTTGTCTGCTAATGCAATAAATAAAATGTCAAATAAAACTGAGTCATTTATTAATATTTCTAATTTAGCTAGAAGCAGACCGTATGCTCAAGATGAAGTCACTGGAAGATTTAGAAGAGGTAAAGCAAGAAATAAAACGATTACAAATGAACCTAAATATAGTACAGGTAAATCAAAACAAAGAAAACCAGGGAATATTGCAAGTTCAGGTCGTAAATTAGTTAGTAAAAGGGGTGATATTGGAGGAGGGAAACCAGGTGGTATTTCTACAAGAACAGCAAAATTAGATTGGTTTAAAACTTTTGCAAAAGGAGGTCAATTAGAAATAGAGGTAAAAAATGAATTAGATAAATCTATCAATTTAATGAGATCGGGAGGTAGAGGTTTTTAATGAATTATCAAGGAATTCGAGCAGCTTTAGAAAAACCAATAGCCGATGCTTATAGTGCTTTAACTCCTGAAATACCTGTTTATTTTGATAATTTTGGTGATGTTTTAGCTGATGCTGATAGTGAATTTGTTTATATTAATATTCAATTTGGTCTTACTACAGAAACAGGCTTAACTTCATCTTTAGATAATGTAAGGGGTATTATTACAGTCAGAGTTTTTAGTGAAAAAGATAAAGGTTCAATTAGAAATCAAGAATTAATTAATACTGCTTTTACAACTATTCAAACATTTAATAATACAGAAAAAACTTCAACAGGAATTTATATAAGGACAGGTGACATTACTGGACCAAGTTTTGATACTGATAGACCATTTTTTATTTCATTATTAGAAACAAATTTTCAGGCTACAGTAATTTCTTGAATCTTTAGTAAAATATAAGCTATCCTAAGAATATATCGGGTAGTACCCGTATATTCAAACCTTAGAATTATTAAACATGGCTACAGTTCTATCGGGTACTTCAGGAGCTTTATTTTATTCTCCTGCTGGTACAAGCGTTACAAATCTTGCAGCATCAGCTTTTCCATCATCAGGAGGAAATATTACTGTTGGATCTCAATTAGGATATCAAGTTAATGACAAAGTAACACTTGCATATCCATCAGGTTCTACAGTTACTAATGCTATTCCAGCAGCAGATTATTTTGTAAAGACTTACGACTCTTCAACTGGTGTAATGACTGTTTCTTCAACAGCAGGAGGAGCAGCGGTAACCGCTTCAGCAGCACCTACTTTTGTCTCTGGAACATTCGCAAGTATTACATTTACAGCACCAGAAGTTGTTGGATCAGTAAGAGAGTGGAGTTTTGAAATAACAAGAGCAGAGATTGATGTTACTGAGATAGGTCAGACTTTAACTTCTACTGTTCCATTTAGAACTTTCATCTCTGGATTTGCTGATGGTAGTGGTTCTGCAAGTGTTTATTCGACAGATGATGACACAAACTTAGCTACAAGACTTGTTAAAGACGTTCTACAGCGTGTGCAAACTGGTGCGAAGATGAAGCTTTACATCGACCGTGTTCTTACTGGTGGAAGCGTTGATGATACTAAGAGTAGATCAATTACTGCTGATGTTATTCTTACTTCTGCAAGTTTCAACGTAAACCCAGATGACGGTCAGGTGGTTGAAGTAGCATTTAGACCAAGTGCTGCACCTACATTTGATTTCGAAAAATCATAAATTAAATTTTTATAACTTAACAAACCTCAGAATCTCTGGGGTTTTTTTATGTTTTGAATTATCATAATAGTATACTATTTTATTTTTATGGCAAGTAACCTATCAGCATTACAGCGTTTACAGAAGGCAGCAAACCTTGAACCGAAAAAGAAAGAGGTTACATTATCTGATGGTTCTATTTTTGAAATGTATGTAAGTCCACTAACAATGGCAGAACGTGATAGAGCACAAAGACAATCAAAAGATGATACAAATGGTTTTGCTTTACAACTTCTTATAAATAAAGCTTTAGATGAGAATGGTCAAAGATTATTTAAAGCTGGAGAAATAGATATTCTCAAAAATGAAGTAAAAGATAGTGATTTACAATCTCTGATGTTAGCTGTAATTAATAGTGAGGAAGATACAATCGACCCAAAAGACTAACCGCTGAATTAAAAAAAGATAATTTTATGATGTTGCAGTTTGGTGTAGCTAAAGAATTAGGTAAAACCTTAAGTGAGGTAAGAAATATGACTTTAGATGAAATAATTGGTTGGAGTTGTTATTTTCAAATAATTAATGAAGAACAAGAAAAGGCATTTGAAAAAGCAAAACGTAGGAGATAAGCTAAAATAAAGTAACCTTTTGTTTTTAAGTAGTGGCATATCAAGCTGACATAAGAATATCAGTAAAAGGTGGTAAGCAAATAGATCAGTTATCAAAAGCTGCTAATAAATTAACACCAGAAATAAATGCAGCAAATGCAGCTTTTATAAGGTTTTCTGAAATACAACAGAAAAATTTACCTTTAATATCAAATTTTAGTAGAGTTTTACGAGAAAGCCAAAAAGTCTTTGCTAGTACAATATTAAGTAATAAAGAAGCTACAACTGCTGCTAAAAATCAAGCTATAGCTGAAAGAGAATTAAATAATGAACTAGCAAGACGAAATGCAGTATTAAATAAAGCCAGAGGTATAAAATCTGATCCTATTGCTAAATCTATTGCGAGAAATCAAGCAAAATTCCGTGATCCTTCTGCACCCGCTTTTGAGAACTTAAGAAATCAACCTTCAGGAGCTAAACGACCTTCACGTTTTGCACAATTTTCTCAAGATGCTTTAGTGATAAGTGCTCCAAGATCACCTGTTGACACAAAAATAAAAAGTGCTTTAGCTGATATAAAGACTGAAAAAAGAGTTGTAAAAGAAATTGCAGATATTCGTAAAAGAAGTGCTTCAAAAGTAGAAAAACATAATAAAAGAAGAGTTGATAGGGAAAAACAAATAAAAGCAATTTTTAAAGATGCTGACAAAATTAATGATAAAAGAAGGAAAATTTTACGGCAAGATGCAAGAGTTATTAAAGAACAGATTGCTGAAAGTGCAGGAGGAAGATTTAGAAGATTTCAAAGGAATAGAACACTTGGAGATAAAAGAATAAGAAGAGATACTTTATCTAGTGCAGCCATTGGTGGTGCCTTTCCTTTGTTATTTGGTCAAGGTCCATTAGCTGCTGCTGGAGGTGCTGCTGGTGGATTTGCTGGAGGTATAATAGGTGGTCAGGCAGCCTTCGCATTATCTCTTGTTGGTACTCAGATAGGTTCAGCTATATCGCAGCTTGTTAGTGGTGCTGCTGAACTAGGTAAAGCGATTGGTCCTTTCACACAAGATACAAAAGCAGTTACATCAGCTTTAGGTTTACAGGGATCAGCACAAGAGAAACAATTACAATTAATTGAACAGGTTGAAGGTAAGACCCAAGCTTTTAATGCTGCTACAGGTTTATTAGCAAGAAAGATAGGTCAAAATGGTGTTACCGCTTTGCAGGAGTTTGGTGAGTCTAGCAGATTACTTTCAAGTGCTTTCTCAGTAGCACTTGTTAGGTTACAAGCTTTTACAGCAGGAATACTTGATTTTATTCTAAAAATTACTGGAGCAAAAGATGGTTTAGCGAAAGGAGAAGCTAATGATCTTATAGACCTTGCAGCTACTAGGGGTAATACAGAAGCGTTAGCACTTATACAAGAACAAAAAAGAATTACTGCAATACCAGATAAATTAGTTGGTAGTAGTGGTGGTATTTTAGGAGGGCCAATACCTGTTCAAACTGAAGAAGCTAAAAATGCACAAAAGACACTTGATAGAAATAAAAGAATTTTAGCAATAAAATTAAAGGAAAAAACAGCACAAGGAGATATTACGGTTGAGTCAGATTTAAAGTTAAAAAAACTTAGAGAAGAGAATGACTTGCAAGAAAGAATTAAAGAAAATTCAAAAACAATGACAAAAGACCTTGCTGAAAAGGTTTCAAAATTAGAACAAGAATTTGATTTAAGAACAAAAACATTAAAAGAAGTAAAAAAATTTAGAGCTAAAGAAATGCAAGATTTAGCAACTCAAGTTTTACTTGATGGAAAAATTTCTGAAAATGAAAAAATACAACTTGAAAACGCAGAAGCTAAATTTGTAGCTATTGGAGAGTTGCTTGATGAAAATAACCTTAAAAAAGCAGAAGGTGTAAAACTTACAAAAGATTTGCATACTGAAGCTAATAAAGTAGCAGATGCTTTTGAAAGCTTAGGACTTGAAATTTTAGATTCTGTAAAAGATGGAATTAAAGGTTTAATTAAAGGAACATCTACCTTGTCTGACCTTCTTAATAATGTTGCTGATAAGTTTTTAGATGTAGCACTTAA